TTTTCTGCGAAGTTCTGCCTCCAAAATACTTCTAACTTGATCTACTTGTGCCATGTTTAATATTGGTTAAAGAGTTAAATTAAATTTAGCTCTTCTTCCTTGTAGTTTAGTCTAGTCTTCAAATCTTTGCTTTACTGTAGCTTTACCATTTCTGATGTCAGCTTCTACCTTTTGAAATTCCTCTCTAGGTAGTACAGCAAGCTCTTCTTCAGTCCAAACTTTTCATTCAGACTTTTTTTCTATTTTAGCAGTTTCTACTTCTTCAGCTTCCACTTCTTCAGTTTCTACTGCATCTATAGAAATTTCTTCTTTCTTTTTAGCCATGCTAAATTAAATTAAAGAATTAAATCTGTTTGATAGCTCAGCTTTCTATCCCTTTTGCAATTTCATCATACTTTGCTGGATTTTTCTCAGCTAGTTCTGCTAATTCTGCATAAGAGATTTCTTTCTTCTCTATCTCTCATATCCTTTCTCTTCATGGATTAGGATTTGAGTCGCTTACTTCATGATAGTCAGCTACTCTATAAGCCTGTTCCCATGTCAAGTTAGGGTTAGCTTCACGAATTTGTAGAATTTCTGCAGGGATTTCTTCAAATCCATGTTTAGCTTTGAAACTTACTTTCTCCTCAATAGTTTTTTCTAATTCAGCTTTATCCACTTCTGTCTGTTGCTTTTCAGCTAAGTCTTTCTGCTTAAAAGCCTCTTTAGCTTGCTTCTTCTTTTTGTCATACAGTTCTTTAGTGACATAGTTTTCTGCTACATCATCCTTAGAAATGTAATTCTCAGAAAGCTCTTCTCTTGAGATAAAGTCAGCTTCATTGAAGTCTTCTTCTCTTCCATCATCATACACGATTTTGGTCATGTTGTTTAGTTTACCAAATAAAAAGATGTTGATTAGTGGTCATCCTCCACCGATATATCAGTTTGATTACTGATCCTTGTTAGGAGATACTGTGGAATTGTCAGAATATCATCTATTACCTCTAATTCTTTCAAATCCATGTCTCTCTTGTTGTAGATGGTCTTACTCCTATCCTCACTTACTCATGATAGAATGCCAGCTTGTAGTTCTTCTTTTCTATCCTTTAGATAGTCATTGATAAGTCTCCAAAAGTCTGATGTCATTCAGTCTTTTATCTTTCACTCATCTGTCTTATTCAATTGTAGGTATGTCATTTCATGCTGTAGGTCATAAAGCTTCAGGTTGACTATTTGCTTGATTCTCTTGTGAGATATAATTACTTACAAGTTGATTCGTACTCGCACTTTGTCATTGTGCCACTCATTGCATCATAGCCATCTGATTTTGTTGTCCACTCAATATCAAAGCCTGTTTTCTCTTCATTATTGCTCTTGCTTTTGCTTTCGTATCTAATGCTTGTTGATATACTTGAATATATATCTTATGATTTTCATTCATGTCAGTTATTTCTGCCACATCTTCATCATTATTTAGGAGTTCTAGGTCTAGCATAGCTTTATCATATTCAGGTGGATAATCATATATTGAATTTACCAGCTCTTCATCCATTCACATAACCTTAGCAAAGTCTCTAGTAAGCTGTATCTTACCAAATTCGTTAGCACTCTGCATTAAAGGTTGATAGCTTGCCATAAATGCACTCTTATTTGCTTCCTCTTGTTCTCTTCTATCTATCTCAGTAATTAGAGCCATGTGTAAGTCTCTCTTAGTATCCAAGTCTTTTCACATGATAGTATATGTTACATTTCATAGTCAGTTATTTAGTACGATATTCTTTTCACTAGACATCTTGAAGTTCTTTTGATAGCTTCTATACCAAAGTACATCCCAATATCTTTTCTCTCATCGTAGGAATACCTTAAAGATAGTTGAAAGTCTGACATTCTGATTAGCTTGGAGTAATTGACTCTGTGTAGCTGTGATAGTTCTTGCATATACTCAGATACTCTGCTCATCAAATCAGATTTCTTTTGTAGCTTTTTGGTCTATCATATTCTTTAGATTATATCAGTCTCATGTTCATGAAGTCTGAGTCTGAATATTCTCTATTACTTTTCTGTTCTCTAGATTTCACTTAGCTGGTACATATTTTCTTTTACCTAATTTTCTGTGTGCTAGTTCTTTACCATCTACTACATCAGAGTTATATACAGTTATTCAGCTAAATGTTTCTTCATGCACTTTATCTATCAGTAAGTTCATAATCTTTTCTTCTGAGTCTTGATTATCTTTAGCCAAATCTCATACACATAATCCATATGGATCGTTTTTCTTAGGTAGTAGCCAACTATGTACTACAGGACATGGAATAAGTGATGGATCTTTTTTCTCTTCAGCTCTTACTGCTTCTATCTCTTCACATCTGATTAGTAAAGTTCTATCATTTGCCCATTCAGTTAGATACCATCTTCAGTTGAATTTAGTAAAGTGTCTATAAACTGAGTAGCATTTAAGAGGAGATTTTACAGTAGGGAAGAAATCTGATATACCATATCAGTCAGCCCATGCACTAAGTTTAGCATCATAATCATTCTTCAATTGTTCTTTTAGTTTTTTAAGCTCTGCATCTGTTAGCATAAGCTCAGTATTTTTATATAAGTCTGATAATTCATTCTCTGTTAGTGTTAGCTCAAATCCATGAAAGTTGAATCATTTTACTATATCAAAGTATGGATCAGGAATCCAACATAGAGGAGAGTAAAGTTTTTTTCTAGGAGACTGAGTTACTTTATCCCATCATTCATCTACTGCTAGATAAATTCAGTAATCTACTTCATCCTCTATTTTCTTATAAGAGATAGTATCTTCATCTAGTTCTTCATAATCAAACTCTAATAAATGATTCCATGTTTTAGCATATTCTGCATCTCATCTCTTTCTTCATTGAAATCTTACTAAAGGTTTATTCTTGTATAGACTAGAAACAAAAAGATTCCTATAAGTATATAGGGATTTACTTTTGACTGTCTGTCAGTCTTCTACTCTTTCTCAGTCCACATTATAAGATTTTAGATAGCTTTGAAGGAGTGGTCTTTTTTTCATAGCAACTTCAGCTCAAGCATCATACTCTTGAGCCACTTTCTGCTGGATTTCATCATAAGTCCATCCTTTGATTTTCTGTACCATCTTTTGAGTTGTACTGTTTACCATCTCTATTATGTTATATAAATTACCATGAATCTATTATTTTTCACTTTTGGCTTGTGCCATCATAAAGCTCATTCACTACTGCTAAGTATCTAAATGCATCAGCACCATGTGAGCTTCGGTCATGTTCAGGTCATTTGAAAGCCTGTCTCTTCTCATCTAGTTCCTTGTGATAATTCTTTAAGCATTTCCATCATCGTTCAGTCTTTTCTCTATCAAACCAGCAATAAGGTAATACAGCTCTTACTGAGTTGATTCAGTCTAATACTGATAGCTTAGGAACTATTTGAATATCTGTAAATCAGTATTCATACATTTTCTCTTCTACTGTCTTTCAGGTCTGTAAACTTCTAGCTTGAGCATCATGAGGAAGTCGCATAGTTCAATACCTATATCATTTCTCCTTTAGGATAGATACATAATGAGATAATCATTCTCAGTTATTCTCATAATAATCTATAACTCTGATTTCCTTTCAGATTCTCTGCCAAAATCGTATAGCAGTAGAGTCATTTATTCCCAAGTCCCAAACAGTAAATACATCTAAAGCTGAATCGTATGGAAGTGTTGTTCTTCTTCCTGCATTCTCTAGCTGAGTAAGTATTTCTGCATAATATGATCCATTTATTCATGCATCAAAGCTACAGTAATACTCTTGTTGGAAGATAGCATCACTACCATTTTTCTGAATTATCTCTTGCCTTTCAGATTCTAATACTTCCTTACTTATCGCTTTTGTATCATCTACTGTCTGAATTGATACCATCCAATCTTTATTCTCTTTAGCCATATCTAATAACTCTTTAGCATGATTATCTCATCTAGGAGTAAAGTTAAATATTGCCCATCATCCATTCTCTGCTAATATAGGTCTTAGGAAATCCCATACAGCAGGAGACTGTAATGAATACTCAGAGAACACAATACCGATAGGATTAGTTCAGACAATGGAGTCCACATTATCAGATCATATAATCTGAATAATACTTCCATTGATTAGTTCTACTTTCATTTCTGTATCATTCTTCCTTTTGATTATCTCTTTAGGAATATGATTTATTGTCTTCCATCCATCTTTATCTATTCAGTCCCATGCAGCTTTCTTTCATTGAGAATAAGTAGGAAAGACATAGTAGTAAATTCAGACTTCTTCCATTGCTTTTTTTACAATGATATTGAAGCAAGCCTTATCTTTTCATGCTCTACGATGTCGTACCATAATTATTCTTTTGATTCAGTTATCTATAGCTTCAAATATAGGTAGCTGATAATCTCTAGGAATAAAATGATAAGGGATAGTTAGTTCTGTCATTTCTTGTAGGATACAATGTTAATACTTAAATCTCCACTTTGCTCTACTTTGTCAGTAAATAGCTTGTTGTACTTTCAGAGTTTCTCATAAGCTGAGTTTGCATTAGATAGGTCTAGAATGTATTGCTCTTTTCAGTTTTTCATGACTTTTTGCTTTCACATTCAGATTAGAGCGATTTCTTTTAGTCATGAGAGAACAAAATCTACTCATACATCTAATTTGTCCATCTTCTTTTCTACTCTACTTCATAGGAACTCTTGGATGTTAGGATTTGTTAATAGTTGACAAGCCTTTACTCTCGCTGATTTCTCGCTTCATCAGTATGCTTTTCTATAAGCATCAGCTCCATTGAAGCTCTTTAGGTACTCTAGACAGAACATCTTTTGTTTTTCGTTTAGTTCTTTCTTCATGATGATGTAGTCTCTATATAAACGATGTGCATTATACACAGTTTTTGAAAGTTGGTGGATTTTTCTCTAAAAAAAAGAAAAAGAAATCTGACTTTAGTCTAGTTTAATACTAAATGTCATGTTCTTACTTGGTATTTTATTCTCTCTAATGTTCTATCTACTGTTGTATGGTCGCATCAGAGCAAGTAAGAGATTTGTCTTGCAGATAGGACTTGTCAATGGTACTCAAATTCTCGGAATAAATATCGTAGGAGATCATAAACTTTTTTTTCTTCTCCATCCTTAAAGTATTGCTCCATAGATATTACTCCTTGAATTTGATAGCTTAGGATAGTACCAAAAAATGCTTTCCTTTCAGATAGCTTTCAGATTTTGAATAGCTTTCTTGCATTAGTTCCTACAAGCATTTTATTTTAATTTGTAAATACCATTTCCATTTTCATCTTCTCATACAAATTCTACTAGATTATTCTCAGGTAAATCTGATTCTTCTTGTTCTTCTCGTTCTTCTAGCATTGCTTGGAATTTGTCTAGTTTAACTAGGAGAATTGTTTGATTTATAGCTAGCCATAATAATGGAGTAGCTATTATAATACAGCATAGTAGTGTCATGATTATTTGAATAATAAAATAAATCTGATTAGTTTTTCTGTCTAGCTTTCCTTAATGCTGCTTGAGATTCTTTGTATTTTTGGTTGGTACATCTGATGCAGAGAGTTCTACCCATTTTCTTCTCTATTAGCTTTCAGCATTTTTCACATTGGATTTGTTCGTATTCTCTCATTGCTTATTCTTACGAGGTAAATATTTGTAGTGGTCTGTTAGTAGAACTTTTGCTATCTCTACCATCCTTTCTTTGTTCTTCTCAAAATTGCTAGATAAGTCGTTGAGTTCATCTATTAGTTTCCTAGCTTCTGCTTTATCCATAATATAAATCTGGTTAGTTTTTAAGATGTTCAGCAAAACCATACAATTCTTCTAATTTGTCTAAAGCATTGTTGTAGGCATACTGTTCTCAAAGATGTTCTTCAAAATCATCAGATCTTACACAAGCAGAAGTTCCAACAACTTCAAATCAGTTGTCTAATGTTAAAAAACAAATAGTTGTTTTCTTTCAGAGTTTAATAAACTCTTTTTCAGCGATGTGCTGTTCTAATTTGTTTCCCATAGTTATAATAATTAAATAATAAAACTGATTATAATTCTCTGATATTTTCTATCGGTATTGGCTCATATACTCTTACTTGCCAACATCAATTTTGATAGTTATTATATCTTCCATTCTCTCGTGGATTATATTCTACCTCTAAAACAATATCTCAATACTGTTTAGCTTCATTCTTATCTACTGATAGATAAGTACATCTACTTGGTGCATCTCTAACTCATCGTAGCACTCATTCAGATTTTATTTTCTCTCGGTTTTCTTTAGTAGTTCAATGATAGAATTTCATAGACAAATAATAAATAAAATAAATCTGTCCCATAAACTTTGTTTTGGTTTTGGTATTTGTATTCTGTTTTTGTTTTTCTTTCTTCTTTCAATTATATCTACTATACTTTCTCAATATGGCTCTATTTTCTGTTTCTGCTCTAATTCTTCTATCTCATCAAAATCTAGGATCATTACATTTTGTTCATTTAATAATTGTCTTCTTCTTGTATTATCTTCTGGAGTTGGTTTATATTCTTCTCTCTTATGATAAGCAGTAGCCACTGGAGTATATATTGCATCATGTAGATTCATTCATCTCCACAGTCTACAGATGAATCAATAATAACTTAATGGCTCGTTTCACATTGCTCTCTGTCTATTACAGTGGATTCAGTAATAGAATTTTTTGTCTCAATAGGGTAGTTTAGACATGGTTTACTTGTTTACGAACTAAAAAGTTTACTTGTGCTGCCAGCATCTTGTTGGCATCTTTTAGCTCAGTAATATAAGCTGTCTGTGCTTTTAGCTGTTTAGTAAACTGCTCAATAGTTTCTTTAGCTTGCTTTAGTTCGGATTCTGTTCTGTTGAGTTTAGCAATTACTAATCTCTCACTGTCGCTGATGTGTTTAGTCATGGGTTTTGTTTTTAAGAAAATAAAAAAGTCTGATTATGTAATCAGGTTGGCTTTCTTTTGTTGAATAAATTTATATCGGTTTAGGATATTTGCTTCATATCGTGCCTGGTTGTAATCTACAAGCTCTTTATCATTCCATAGTTTTTCTTCTACTTCTTCTCCATATTCTGCTACCATGTTTTTATGATAATCCCTGTAATTTCAGGATAGAAGTACATTGTCTTTTTGGCTTTGTGGATGGCAATTCCTAATATCAAATCTGTATTTGAGATAATCTCTTGATCTATAATGTCAGCATTGTGCTTCTGTTCGGAATAATCTTACTCAGCTAGTGAAACATCTGACATATCAGTAATCATCAGCATAAAAAAGTCTGACATATTCACTAAATACTCTATCTGCAAGGTCTTTTCGGTTTATCTTTCAGACTTTCTTTCTTGTATTCGCTGCTGCTTTTGGGATGTATTCTCAGAAAATTTCATATCGTGTATCTAGTTGATCTTCATAAGTCTCTAAAAAATAATCTAATGCTTTTTTTGTTTTGAATATATTTGTGTATTTTTCTAATTTTATCATAACACAAAATGCCTTACTGTTATAAAGTAAGGCTCTACTGATTATGTTCTCCAACACCTAATTATATCCCTGGAAATACCAATTTCAAGCGATTTTTTTCAATATAACTTTTAGTTATCGCATTTTTCAGACATTAACTTGTATTCACTTATTGACTTTTTTATATATAAATATATTTGTTTGGAGAAAAAGTGGAGTCTATTATAACGATTTTACTTTTTTTGTTTAGATTAAAATGAAAGAGAATTACATAAACTACATTACATATACGAGACAGTATTCTGATTCTACTATCAGATGATACTCTACAGCTATTAGAGAATTTGATTCTTATTTGAGAGGAATATGAAAAAATATTGATGATCCTGAAAATATCAGATTAATAGATGTTTACAATTTTATAGAAGATAAGAGTAAAAGCTGACTTACTGCTAGAACTTGTGCTTGGTATTCTGACTGAGTTAGGAATTATCTAAAGTATTGTAAGGATATTTTAGAGCTTGATGTTTTAGATTATCATAAAATAAAATCTCCTAAAGTTCCTGATAGAGAAATCTGATTCTATTCAAAGGAAGAAAAAAAGATGATTCTCAATGCTGTAAATAAGTGAATATGAAAGTCTGAGAGAGTTATACTAAGAAATAAATTACTGACTTATATGTTATTACAGACTTGATTAAGATGTCATGAAATAGCTAAGATAAAAGTATGTGAAATCTGAGAGAGTTTACAGGTTATTTGAAAATGATGAAAGAGAAGATTTGTTTATCTTAGACCTGAAGTATTAGATTTAGTCTATCTTTACCTAGCAAAAAGAAATAGAAAGTCTGATTATCTTTTTGACTGATATAAAGACTGACATTTAATGGGAAGTAGAATCAGATCTATATTCCAGACAATTAGTAAAAAAGTCTGATTCCATGTTCATGCTCACAAATTCAGACATACATTTGCTACTGATTTATTGCATATTCCATGAGCTAATGTATATTCAGTTAGTACACTTTTATGACATAAAAGTATAAATACTACACAAATTTATCTATGAGCGAGCAATTCTGAATTAAAGAAATTACAGTTCTCATTAGAGATTTAATTAGATTATTATTTTTTCTACAAAAAAATGTGCATTTTTATTTGCATTATAATTTTTTTTGTATATAATTGTTGCAGTCAATTAATAGGTCTATGATCTACCCAGACCAAAACGAGTAATAATTAAATTTCAAAAAAAGTCGCCAAGGAAACATAACGACATTTGAGATTTAATCTAGTGACTATCATATAGCTTATTACCCTACCTGTTATTGATTAGATATAGCTTAGAGTTCTCCAACAAATACAAGGCTCTACTATCTAGTTATATCGTTAGGGTTTTGGGCAGTAAATATAAGAACTTGTTTATATTTACTGCAGGTAAATTCCCAAAACCGACCTGCAGTATATATAAGTGAGTTCTTTTTTGTTAGAGCCTTTCATGGCAACAGAGGATACTACTTATAAGACAGGTAAACTCTTTTATTTCATATCCACCATTGCCATGAATAAACGAATTATTACCAGCAAGGGAGATGGTATAAACTTCTTAGGGAAAGATCCTAATGGGGAATACCACAACATGAGAGAGTTTGAGGGGGGATTCTTTGAAATTGTGTATGAGATTTGAAAGGGACTCGTACCAAAAGAAATCCTTACCAAAGACCAATTTATTTTACAAAAGTAAAACCGATGAGACTTAGAATCTCAGATGAAATTATTGAGATAGCTAGGAAACATCAAAATGTAAATGAAAGAATAGAAATCTATTGAAAAGCCGTGTTATATGCTATTGAGAAACAGATTATTGATGAAAGAATGTCTGAATATCTTGATCCAAACGTGAGAAGAAAGAAGAAAATGGAATGAAAACAAAATAGACTGGGACACACTAAAAAAATAAGTGTGGGACAGACTAAAAATAAGAGTGGGACAGACTTAAATTTAAGTGTGGGACAGACTAAAAATAGCAAGGCGAAAACTAAGAAAAACCAGATTACAGAACAAGATTTGACTATATATATTAGTAATAATAATTTATTATATAGTATAGTATGTAAGTATATAGATGTAGATAATGGTAATATACAATACATTATAGATAGTAAATATAACAAATCATATAACAAATATATCTATAGTCAAATGTTAGAATCAGAAAAAATAATAAAAAAAGTCTGATTACAAAATTTCAAAGATATTCTCAATTTCATTAAACAAGATGATTTCCGAAGTAAACAAATCTTATCAATAGCTAAGCTCAATAGAAAAAACAAAGAATGAGTGCCTTATTATGTAGTGATAATGGACAAAATGAAACCTCAGAAACTGCTACAACAAAGACAACAAAGAGAAATTGAATTACACAGACAAAGGATAGCAGAACAGATACAGTCTTTTAAATCAGAAATAAAAGAAGATGAACAAACTGGAGATCAAAAAGGAAACTATAACCGAAGACAAAATATCAGCTTTAGTTAATTTCCTAGACACATGAGTTATCCCTGAGTGATGGAGTGAAAGTAGATTAGCAATATTCTACTGACAAATCAAATATCATGGAATGAAATTAGACAAAGCTGAAGAATGGTTAGATAAAGACAGACAAAAGAAAAGAGAGGCTTACAAATGGAGGATTATAAACGAGATTAAACAATGAAATGAAGATATGAAATACGAGAATTGATGATGATACAACCCATACAAATATGAAATAGTGAATGTTAGGAATTGGGAATGAGGTAGGACAATGCAAATCTGATTTAGAGACATTGATATTGACTGAAAGACTAAGCGAAAGCACTCAGTACTAATTGAAGAAGTGTATAATCCTGATTTCTTTAATGAAATGCTAGAGAAATATGCACCAAAAGAGACTTTACAACCTAATTGATTCTAAACATGGACTTATTTGAAACTATTAAAGATTTACAAGAGGCAAACCAACTATTAGCAATGGTACAAAATGAGCCTCAAAAAGTATGTGATGAATACTGAATAGATATAGATGATATATATTCAGTGGAGGAAGAACTTATTGAAAGAATCAATGCTTTAGAAGATAAAGATATTAAATGATTCTGTGAAAGTAAGTTAAAGCAAGTCAACTACTCAAATTCAAGGATAGAATGAATTAAAAGTGAAATTGAAAGATTACAAAAGCTACAAGAGACAGAAGAAAAGCACTTAGAAAAAGCGAAAAGGAGTATTGACTGGATCATGAAAACAACATGAACAGAAAAACTAGAGACAGCATTAAATAACCTATCTTATAGAAAATCTGAATCAGTTTCTATTCTTGATGAGAACTCAATACCAGCTGAATATTGGAAAGTAAAAGAAGTTAGAACGATAGACAAGATAAAAATCAAAGAAGATATAAAAAGCTGACTAGATGTAATTGGTGCTAGTATTGAGACAAAACAGAATTTACAAATTAAATAATTTATTTCTTACAATTTATAAACATGAAAACAGCAAAAGTATTAAAAGTAACTATTGATTCTTGGGACTGACAATATGGTAAAATGTACAGTCATAAACTAGAATTAGATAATTGAGAAACAATAAAGCTAAATAAGAAAAAAGACAACCAATTCAAAGTATGAGATACTGTGAATTATGAAGAAAATGGAGAGTGAAAATGGAAAGAAGTAAAAGAAGAAAAGAATTTTCAACCTAAATCAGCTTATAATCCTGAAGCTAATAACAAGTCAGCTACAATATGAATGGCGATGAAAATTGCTTTTGAGGTATTATATGACAAGACAAATTACAATGAGACAATAGAACTTGCTACTAGAATATTTGAGGATGCTATGGCTATGTATGAAAATTACTGAAAAAAATCTGAAACTAAAATTGAAGACAGTACAGAAAACGATGAATTGCCCTTTTAAGTATTCACTCCTTACTCCATGAGAGATAAGTCAAATGGAGATCAACGAGAAATGTAGAAGACTGAGAAGAATGTGTTTACCTCCAACCAATTCAGACTACTCAGAGGAGTGAATAAAGAGATGGAGGAACTTATAGGTGCATACATAACTAAAATAAGGAGTAATCCACACACCACCTGAGCAAGTGGCTAAACTACTCTCTCTATACAGAGGATGATTTGCGAGATAGTTGTCACACTATCTAGGTTGCGACGCCAAAACCACATCCTGAGCATGATGTAAAAAGGCTCATTAAAAAGCAGATTATATGCAAGGTCTCGCATTCAACGAGTGATGGTCTTAAACATAGTCGCTAAACTGCGACAATACCAATCGCAAGCAGTCAACCAAAGACTTAAAAATAACTGAGTATGTTAGTTATGGAATCCATGCCATATAAAACAAAGGTGGAACTAATCAGAAAAATATTCTCAAAATCCTTGCATACTCCTATTTATTCTTAACCTAAACAAATGACAAAAAGAATTATCAAATTATTATGAGTAATCCTAATTACTATCGTTGCTATTTTAATTCTCTTGACTGCTTATACAGTATGAGCGAACAAGACAGCAGAAGAAGAAATAAATAAGTCTGAAACTCTTTGACAGCTAGTAGATAAAATGGATTCACTAAGAGACTTAAAAGCTGAATGTGCTGACAATTTATGAATAGCAGATAGTGCTAAATTCCTAAAGTGAATGACTTGATATTGTGATTCATGGGATGCTGAGATAATAGAGCTAAGAGAAAAAGTGAATCAGCTTTCTAAAAAATCTTATGAGGGTTTAATGTAGAACAGACAAGTTCTAAAAATCCGATTCAAGAAGAATTGTATATAGAGCCTAATCCAACATTTGAAGAAATAGAAGAAGAAATCAGAGTAAGTGAGATGGTAGAAGAAGCAATGAATGAAGCAGAGAATAATATAATTCAGATAAACTACACAGGGACACTTATTCATAAATGATTTAAGAGAGATGATCCTAAACAAAAAATGGTGGCTTATGCTTATAAACTCTGATGAATGGACTTTGTAAAACTAATAGAATGCGAAAACTGAAACCGAAATATTAAAGCAGTATGAGATAGTTGAAAAGCATTCTGATTATGTCAGATGAATACTAATTACCATAAACTACCTACTGAATATAAGACAAATTGGGTGGTACAAGTAGAATACTGTTATAAGAAACGAAAAAGCTGAACTAAATTCTATTGACCAAGTAGAATAGTAAAGTGAGTAAAATGCTCAACCTATGTAAAAGACAGATTTATATTAGAATCTTAAAAAGATGCGAAACAAAATAGTAATTTGAATGTGGCTAATAGTATTAGCTATGTGTATATGAATGTTAGTTCGGTGGAACTATGAGATTTCAATTCCTTACTAAAAATAAAAATGGAGAAAAATCAGATTATAACCTGAGACTGTATAGATATTCTGAGGGGGGGGGAGATACTAGATAAGACCATTGATTTGATTCTTACTGATCCACCATACAAATTTGAATGACATGGTAGAGGTATGGCAAAAAACAGAGATTATTTAAAAAAATGAATGAATAAAATAGGGACTAATTTAGATACAGATATTTATACAGATGATTTCATGGAGTTATTGCTATCTAAAATGAAAGCACCAAATATGGTATTCTTCTGTAATAAAGCACAGATACTTGATATACTAGAACAAGCTAAAAAATATAATCTGAACTTTGATATATTGGTACTATGCAAGACAGCACCTACTCCACTAACTAATAACCAACGATTACCTGATAAAGAATATGCTATACATTTACATAAACAAGCATGAGTGAAAGGGAATTATAAAACTAAAAGAACATTCCGAGTAGCACCTAACTTTAAAGACACAAGCATAGACCATCCAACTGTAAAACCTTTAGATGTTATAGAACAGATTATTCAGAATTGTACTAATGAATGAGATACTGTATTAGACTGTTATTTATGATCCTGAACAACAGCAGTAGCTTGTAAGAATACTAATAGAAACTTTATAGGAATAGAGATAAATCCTGAATATGTAGAAATAGCAAAAAATAGATTAAAGGAAGTAGATAGAATAAACCAACAGAGATTATTTTAATTCTAGTGGAGTGTCATTGCCTTAAAGTCTGACAGTCAAGAGTCCTAGATAGAGATTACTAGGGAGGTAAAGCAAAGCCTTTTCATGCTCTTGCAACTCTAACCACCTTTAGAGAAGGTATAAAAATAAGAAATAAATACCACACTTGGCAAGAGGTGGCTTGCCTTTAGAATCAGATTTATATTAAAATTTATAAAGATGAAAGAAAAATCTGAAAGGAGAAACTGTGTAAAGTGCTGAAGAAATCTGAAAGATAATCAGAAACTACGATGTGAATACTGTATAAGATATGTAGATGCTGAGCTTAGATGAGAATCAGATTTACCTTTACACTTCTTCTTTAAGTGGAATCTTAGACATAAGAAGTAATCAGACTTTTATAACTTAATTTATTAAAAAATGGAAGAAAAGAAAAAAATCTGAAAGCTAAGAAAGTTATATAGAGCTTATCTTACAGATGATATTAAAAGAGATATGTATGTAAATTGAGCAGATGAAAAACTTATAGACTTAGTTGAAGCAGAAGAAGTTGAAGAAGAAGACTTATATAAGTTTCTAAATCAGATTTCAGTCCTTAAAAAATTTATTAAATGGTTAGTAGAGAATGATAAGATAGACACAGATGCATATAAAACAGTATATAGTGGAGATTTAGACAAACGAAAGACATTAACAATGAGTAGTGGCTGAGATGAATTTTATCAAGTAACAGAGCATTGAGTTTATGAAAGTTTACTAATGCTACTATCAATATCTAGTTCGCCAATAGATAATTTAATTAGTTATTTAAAATAATATGAAAAGAGAATTATATAACATAGGCTGAAAACACTTTTTAAAATGTAGTAAATGCTGAGAGCTAAAAGAGGCTACAACTGATAATTTTATGAGGAAGAAACAGAATTTATTTTGATTATCTTGAATGTGTAAGGTGTGTGATAGATTATATTACAAGGACAATTATAATAAGAACAAGGATAAAATCTTGGATAATCATAAAGATTATAGATATAGAAATAGAGAAGTAATAAATAAGAAAAAAAGAGAATACTATATGGATAATAAGGATAAGATAAATTCTTCTCTTAGAGATAATCGTAGAAAGCATATAGATGATTATTGATTTGACCGAACTTACTTTCACAGAAAAGCAAATCATTATGCAATAAAGCATAATTTAAAACCTAAATATTGTCCTATATGTTGAGAAGAAAGTGTAATAGAATTACATCATCCATCATATGATAGATTTGATAAATGGAGTGAGGTTGTGTTTTGCTGTAAGAGATGTCACCAAAATATACACAGTTGAAATATAGAGTGTCCTCATCCTATAGATATGCTAAATATATCAATATCAGATACACCTATTGAAGACCTTATTTCATATCTTAAATAAAAATCAGAATGAAATTCAAATTACATTATACACATAACTTTTGAAAATATAAAGATATAGAGATAAATACTCTTGAAGAATTATTAAAACTTGTGGAGGAAAAAGATTATGAAATTATAATTGGTAAGAATCCAGAGTGACAATGGGAACTAGAGTTCTATGATGATTATAGAGAGTAGTCAGATTTATTTACTTAATTTAATAACCTATGGAAAAGAGAAAAATAGAAAAGAAATCTGAATATGAAATATGAGATATAGTATATGCACGAGATGTAGTTTATAGATGAATGCCTTGAGAGTTTGAGATTATGAGCTGACCTAAGAGGTGATTATTCTGAATATATTATAAAACAAGGTTTAATAAGAAAGATTATCTACACTGATTACCAGACCGACATACATATAAAATCTATAAAAGAAAGATAGAGTGAGTTGTTGTTAGATAATCAGATTTATATTATTACTTTATACCTATGGAAAAACTTATAGAGTTGCTCAATAAAGCTAAACCATTAAAAAAATATAAAGAGTATTGGTATGTATGAAATGAAATATATTTATATACATATGCAGAAGATTACTGAGCTTCAAAAAGTAAAAACATAACTTTGGATGTAATTTCAAAACAATTTTGATTTATCAAATGGTTAGTAAAGAATGATAAGATAGACTTTTCAAAATTTGAATATATGATAAATATTAAAGCACCTA